GCCATACGCGCCGCCGTCGAAGCGCAACTGCGCGACCTGCACAACCGCGAAGCCGACCTCGGCCAGAAGTTGTTGATCAGTCACATCCGTGAAGCGATCAGCAGCACCAGCGGCGAAAACGACCACACGCTCATCTCGCCCGTCGCTGATGTGGAAGCTGCACCCAATGAGCTGCTGACTTTCGGAGGTTGTGTATGGGGGGCATAAGAACCGCCGCGCAATACCACGCCCAACTGCGCAGCCTGCTGCCCAGCGGCCCGGCCTGGGACCCTGAACGGGTGCCGGAACTCGAAGAAGTCCTCGAAGACGTCGCCCAGGAACTGGCGCGCCTGGACGCCCGCGCCGCCGACCTGCTCAACGAAATGGACCCGGCCGGCGTCAGCGAACTGGTGCCGGACTGGGAGCGGGTGATGAACCTGCCCGACCCGTGCCTCGGCGCTACGCCACTGTTCGACGACCGCCGCCTCGCGGTACGTCGTCGCTTGCTCGCAGTCGGCAGTCAGGCCGTCGGCTACTACCTCGAAATCGCCAAGAGCCAGGGCTACCCGAACGCCACTATCACCGAACTGGAAGCCCCGCGCATGGGGCGCTCGCGTTTCGGTGCGGCGCACTGGGGCACCTGGGAAGCGCAGTTCATGTGGACGCTCAACACCGGTGGGCGATTGCTGCTGGGACGACGTTTTGGCGCCAGTTACTGGGGCGAACGATTTGGCGTGAATCCGGGCTCGGCACTGGAATGCCTGATCCACCGCAGCGCACCGGCGCATACCAAAGTGCACATCAATTATGACTAGGGAGTAGAGGGATGGATTATCCGAAGAGTGTGCCCAGCGCAGGGTTGGTGAATGGGAAGTTTGTGGATGAGAACCCGCTGACCGGGACGCCGGGGTCGTTGATTCCGGCGGACTGGGGGAATGGGGTGACGGGTGAAATTCTTGAGGTGATTAGTGCCGCCGGGATGACGCCCAGCGAGTCAAATCTGACGCAACTCTTGAGTGCCATTCGCAGCATCAGTCGTTCGACTGCCGGCCTTGGGATCCAGCGATTCACCGCAAACGGCAGCTTTACTGTGCCTGCCGGCGTGACGAAGATTTGGCTCAGCGGTTGTGCTGGCGGTGGCGGTGGCGGTGCTTGCCCGGGAGGCACCAGCGCTACAGCTTCAGGCGGCAGCGGTGGCGGGGCAGGTCAACCGGTGATCAAACTGATGGTGGCGGTGACGCCAGGGCAGGTGATCCCGATTGTGATCGGGGCGGCGGGCATGGGTGCAAGCGTCACCGTGGCTGCCACTGCGGGAGGCAACACGCTGGTGGGCACTTCAGGTGCGCTGTTGGTGTTGTCTGGCGGCAGCCCTGGTGTTTCGGGCCTCAACGCAGGTGGTTTGATTGGCGGCCCCAGTGGTGGTGCAGGCTTTCCAGCAGGAGGGGACGCAACAGATACCACCTCCAATATGGCGGCCGGCTACGGGGGGCACGGAGCAAGTGGACCCTTTGGTACTGGAGGCAGCTCTGCTCGTTCGGCTACGAGCACAGGGTTTCCCGGGAAATCGGCCTACGGCTTCGGTGCCGGGGGGAGTGGTGCCGGCGGTTATTACATTTCTGGCGTCGGCAGCGGGCAGCCCGGAGGTCAGGGAGCACCTGGCCTTATGATCATCGAGTGGTGAAAACATGACAAAACAAGTGCTTTATTGCCGTACTACAGGCTTGGTCATTGAATGGCAAGACACCGAACTATTTGCTTACGCTGCCCCCTCGGTCGCTAATGGCGTTCTACAGGTCACTGCTGAGCAATGGGTTCAGAAAGAGTTACCGCACCTTGTATTTAATGGTGAGCTGACAAAAGTCGAAATACCTCAACCCTCACCAGCTCATCGCTGGGACGGTGCTCAGTGGTCACTGGACACCGCAGATATGGCGGAATTGCAGAATCTGAACGCCGAGCAACTTTGTGCCCGGGTGGACGCGGCGGCAGACAGCGCTCGCCAGGCTATTGCTGGCGATCCGCTTCTCACCTTGGAGTATGCGAGAGCTGCGACGCATGCGCAGGCATTCAAGGATGAGGGTTATCCCAAAAAGGCCGTGCCACTGGCTATATCCGCTTGGGTCGTCAAAGGCCGAACTGCCAGACAGGCCGCCGACGAGATTCTCGAAAAAGCCGCTCAGTTCAACGAAAGTTTACTGACGCTTCGCACTATTCGATTGAAGGCCAAAGAGAGAATCAAGACTCATGCCGCCAAGGGCAAGATGGACTTGGCCAGGGACGCCAGTGATGAGGCGGTTATGGCTATTCGCAAATTAGTTATGGAGCTGGAAGATTAATCGAGAAAGGTTCGATCTTATTCGCTCATTCAGTTCGACCGACGTTGCGCCCACTCACCGAGTGGGCTTTTTTTTGCTCATTGCGACCTGGGCCGCCGCTGCATCCAACGCGGCATGCAGTCCGGTTATTTGTTTTTCAGAAGGAGGATAAATATATGGATTATCCAAAAAGTGTACCCAGCGTCGGATTGGTGAATGGCCAGTTTGTCGATGAAAACCCCGTCGCCGGGACGCCGGGTTCATTGATTCCGGCAGTGTGGGGGAACAGTGTCACGCAAGAGGTCCTGGGCGTGATTACCGGGGGCGGTCTGGCACCCTCCGAAGTGGACAACAATCAACTGCTCAAGGCTATCCTGGCGATCATTGGCAAGGCCAATCCGATGTATTCGGTGATCACGCCGCTAACCGCATCAAAAGCTCTGACCGTCGAAGAACTTGGTCTTGTGTTGATTGATGCCCGTTCGGGGGGCGCCACCGTCAGTCTGCCGCCAGCCAATGTCTCGTTGGGCGTGCGCGACGTTATCGTTAGACGTGTTGATAACAGCGGCAATCGTTTGGTTATCCAGTGTGCGGGATCGGACTCTATCAAGTTTCATACCCATTTGAATGCGGGCGGCTATCCGTTTTTGGTGTTGATGGGGGCGGGCGATTGGTGGCACCTGCGCAGTGACCCAGCGGGTAGTTGGTGGCCAGTTGGACGGTTTGACGGCACTACGCTTGGACGGGTTGTTTTTGAGACGACTACGGTGGTGGTGCCTGGTGGCTATGGTGCGCTCAATGGAACTCTGCTCAATCGCGCCGAATGGCCATGGCTTTGGGATCATGCACAACAGTCGGGCATGTTGCGTTCCGAAAATGACCGTGGCGGCGCGTGGACGCCTGGAGATGGTTCGACAACGTTTCGAACACCGGAGGCCCGTGGAGAGTTTCTTCGTTTACTGGCTGAGGGACGCGATGTTGATCCGGCTCGAGCTCCAGGCTCCTGGCAAAAAGGCTCATTGGTACAGGGCGATAATGGTATCGCTGACAACATTCTGTTTGCGTCGCATATCAATAGTCAAAAGGCTCAGCTGGGTCTTGATACAGGGAATTACACCGATTACGCCGGTGCAACCGTCAAATACATCACATCTCCCCCGCCCATTTTGCAAATTTCCGATGGTGATTTGATTAACCACGGTGGCGTCACGCGTCCTCGCAACATCGCCTATCCCGGCCGTATAAAACTTATCTGAGGTGTCCATGTTTAATTATATATTTGATAGCTCGGGCGCCTTGTCGGGGCCCGTAGAGTTTCCCGTCACGCCGGGTATCGGTATTCAACTACCCAGTAATGCCGTTGAGCTTTCATTCGAACTCCCACCAGCGGAAAGCGGCCGTGCCTGGGCGCTGGTGAATAATGTTCCTCGAGAAGTAATAGATCGCCGTGGTTTGGTTTATCGAAAAGAAGGTGGGGATCAACAGCTTTGGAGTGAATTCGGCGAGTTGCCGGAAATTTTTACAACCGAACCATGGCCGGGTGATTACTACGTTTGGAGCGACAATGGCTGGGAACTTGACGATGTAGCTCGCCTGTCTGATATCAGAGTTCAGGCATTGGCCAAGCGTGACACTCTTCTTCGCGATGCAGTTTTTCGTATAGCGCCACTTCAATATGCCGAGGACATTGGCGATACCTATCACGATGAGCAGTTGGCGCTGATGGAGTGGAAACTCTACAGCGTTGAGCTGAACCGTATTGAGCAACAAACGAGTTTTCCAACTGAGATCGCTTGGCCGCTTGTTCCTGGCTCGATCAAAGGCAGTAAATATTCCGTGTATGGCCTATAGCGAGAGAAAAAAGTGGACTACCCAAAAAGTATCCCCAGCGCCGGATTGGTTGATGGGAAGTTTGTCGATGAAGACCCGGTAATGGGTACGCCTGGATCTTTGATTCCGGCAAGTTGGGGTAATGGCATTACCCAAGAATTATTAAGTGTTATCCAGGTCGCAGGGATAACCCCTGCGGAAGGGCTCCATAACCAGCTTCTGGCAGCATTGCGTGGCAGTGGTCTGTTTGTTACGGCCCCACAATTCGACAATGACAATAGCGTCGCAACGACTGCATTTGTAAACCGTAGCGGTCTGCAGTTCTCTGGCTTCGCATCCTATGCCGACAGTGCGGTACTGACAGTTTCCAACATTGGTGGTGTCAGCAGCTTCTCCAGTAATACACCGATTACCGCGACGCTGCCTGCCACCGCTGGTATTGCCCATGCGTCCACAATGAACGTCGTCAATGCCGGGTCAGGTGCCCTGACGGTCTCGGCAGCGCCAGGCTCGGACACCGTCAAGGCTTCAAATGGTGTGGTAGGTTCCATTGTTCTCGGGGTGGGAGAAACAGCTGAGTTTCTCAAGCTGGAGAATCAATGGCGGTTGGTTGGCGGCACCGTCAGTTTGAAATATGCATCATTGTTCTCCGGCATGACCGGCAACCCCGGTTACCAGAAATACTCCAGCGGCAATATTGATCAATGGGGTTACGGTACGACGGATGCTAATGGAGAGGTTTTTATCACTTTTCCAATTTCATTTCCAACCGCCTTTGTTTCTGTCGTTGCCACTCATGTTGGCGGTGACGGGGCGATGGTTATCATGCTGGCCGGTACTGCCACAAAACAGAGTTGCCGATTGAAAGTTCGGGACATGGGCGGTTCTGTCAGGGCCGGATGGGGTGTCACCTATTTTGCAAAGGGCTATTGAATGAACGCGTTCAATGTTTTGTTTAGCGCAAGTACCTGTGGTGTTTATGTTCCAGGAATCAATGCGTCGGATATCCCTTCCGATGTCATAGAAATCCCTCAGGCTTATTGGATTTCGTTACTCCAACAGTTGGCTGTAACCCCGAAAATGATTTCGGTGCGGGCCGATAACGGCTATCCCGTTCTTGTGGATACACCACCCCTTGCGCCGGAGGAAGCCGCGAAGGCCGAGCGTCTTTGGCGTGATAGCCAGTTATCGGCCACTGACAGTATGGTCGCTCGCGACAGGGATGAACTGGAGGATGGCGGCGGCACGACGTTGACCACCGAGCAATATGCCGAATTGCAGGCTTATCGCCGTGCACTTCGGGATTGGCCGCAAGGGTCATTCTTTCCTTTCAGCGAGCATCGACCCAGTGCGCCACTTTGGCTGGCTGAATATCTTTGACACGAACCAGACACTGGTCAGGGCCTGTACAGGGGACGACTTTTGGGAGCTATATGACCGTTACGCAGCAACAACTACAGCTCGTTATGCCCAACGCCCGCCACCAAGCGGGCGTTTTCATTTCCGCCCTGAACACCGCCATGTCTCACCGCAACATCAACACCCCCAAACGCATCGCC